CGACCAACTTCGGAAGATTCTCACTAAGAGCAACTGGTTTCAGTAGAAACTCATTTGTATTTGACCGAGGTAGAGTTGTTAATACTGGTACTTCTGGTGGATTACAAACACTAAGAGTTGTTGGTCTTGGTAGAAGTGACCAGCAGTTATACGTCCTCAAGTTCCTTACTAATGAACTAGAAGATAAAACTCCAGATTTTAAACCAGTAACTGTTTCTCAAACGTTTACTGGGTCGAATATTTCGACAACATCTAATATATTTAATATCCCTGGACATCCTTTCCAAAACGAAGATTCAATCATTTACTTAGGTAATGAAGATTCCACACCAAGAGATATTGTTGACGGATTAGTCAACAATGGTGTCTACTATGTTGGATACATAGATGCATCTAATTTCCAAATTTATCTTGACGAAGGTCTTGATTCACTGGTAAACATAGGATCTACAATTACTGGTATCAATACATTTACTGCAAACTCCATTGAATTCTTCGTTGATGATATCATTGAGCATCATCAGGACTATCAGGAACTTAAGTTTGCACCATCACCAGCTACCGAGTGGGTTGCTGGTAGAGAAGTTACACAATCATCAACAGGAGCAACTGGTTTTGCGGTAACATACTTATCTGCAACTAATAGTTTGATTGTTTCTGTTGAAGAACAAGGTGGTGTAAGGAATCTATTCAATACGGCAACTACAATTGCAGACCATGCAGATAGTCCTGTTGCAATCGGTATTACTAATATTGTAGGACTTACAACGTATCACACAATTAACTTTAAAGTTAATGCTACTGATAATGCTGCTACTGTTATTGGCATCGCAAGTCTTGTTGAGACTTATAGATGTCATATGCACAGACCATCTATCATTAACTCCTCTGCACATACTTGGGAGTACTCTGGTTCTGGCACTGATTATAATGCATTACCACAAAACGGTGGACAATCAAGACCAAACACTGAGCAGATTTCTGAACTTGGTGGTCGTGTCTTCGCATCCGGTACTACTGAACTAGGTGACTTCAAGATTGGTTCCCAGATTACTGCGTTTAACAGAACTGGTAGTATTATCTTCAACAATAAAGTAACCATTGGTGAACTTGATTCAATCAGATTATCACTTTCTGGTGGTGTTGCAATTGAAGAATTCTCAACTGACGTTGGACTTGGTGAGAACGAAACTGGTGGTCCTCAGAATAAGAGAGTTCCAACTCAGTTAGCAGTTAGAAGTTTCTTAAGCAACAGACTAGGAACATTCATTGACAAGGTTGTATCAACCAACGCAATTCCAAATGCTGTTGTTCAGTTGAACTCTAATGGTCAAATTAACTCTGACCTAATTCCACCTAAAGTTGTTAACTTTGTTCAAACAAGAGTTGCAGCAGGTAGAACCGTTCTTGTTAACGAGATTCCTGCTTACAACATCATTCAGGGTGACACGGTTGTTGAACCAGAAGATGCGTTCGTACTTGTCAATGATACTATCAGTCAGTACCTAATCATTGATAATAACTATGGTGGTTCTGGATACATTCACAGTTTCGACAATGGAGATACTGTTACTAGTGCTCTAAGTTCTATTGTAACTGGTCTTGTTACTGCACCTCCTGGTGGAATTGGCATTGGAACAACCATTGCTGCTTATACAGGTTATGGTTCCACTGGTTATGTTAGAGGTGTTGGTTTAGGTCTAGTAGTCTCACAAGAAGGTTCCGGTTATATAACAGCAGGTATTTACACTGGTGTTGCAGTCAACTCAGTAACCGGTGATGGTACTGGACTACTTGCAAACGTTACAATTTCTGCTGGTGGTAATGTCAATCAAATTGATGTTCTTGCTGGTGGTAAGGGATATGCGACAAATGATATCATCACCATTAGTAACTCTAGTTTACTTGGTGGTAGATCTGGTGGTTCCGACTTCCAGGCAAAAGTTACCGATTGGGAAACAAGACTATATCTTGCACTAACAAATAGACAAAAGTTTGCTGGTTCATCTGCTCTTAATGACTACATTGCGGATGGAAATGCAGGAACTTCAACAACTTCACTCACTGCATCATACAGTGTATCATTTACCCCAACTGATATTGGAATTGGTGGTGATGTTGACTTTGCAAACGATAGAATTGTAGTTGGAGCAAACGAATACTCAGATGGAGACCCAGTTCTCTATAATACTAATGGTAATAATATTCTTACTGCCGGTGGACAGGGAATACTAAATCTAAGTACATATTACACTAAAGTAGTTGGTGCTGGTACTTCTATAGAAATTTATAGAAACTACTCACTAACAGATAAGGTTGACTTAACTGGTAGTGGTGGTGGAACCCACGAATTCCGTAGAGATACCGCAAGATTTGAGAAGAACACAATTGCTTGGGTCAATCATGGATTCAATACGGGTGAAGCAATCAGAGTCACTGGACAGACTCCATTAGGTATTAGCACTGGTTCTTTCTACTATACTGGTTCTATTACTCAGAACTCCTTCACACTGCACGAAACTGCATCTGATGCTGGATTCTCTGTTGCTGGTGTAATCTTCAACGAAGTTGGAATCGCAGCATCTGCAACAGGTTCAATGACATTCACCGTATCGAATGTCAGATACAATGATTCAGTTAATACATCTTCAACTGATGTAAACAACTGGTCACTACTAGCAAGACAAGATATTGATGCATCCAACATCATCTCGGGTATTATCAATACTTCAAGACTTGGTGGTGGTACTGCAAACTCTGATACCGTCTTAACTGGTGGTTCTGCATTCCTTAAGAATGTCTTCAAGATGGGTGTTGATGCAAATTCACCTATTACATTATCATCTTCATCTCAGGAATTCCCGAATGGTGGAACAGGAATTGTTACTCATTACGGAAAAGTCAATATTGGAATTACAACAGTTGCAGCAACAATATTAGCATATTCAACCAAAGGATTTGCTAACTTCAAGACATCAACATTTGATATTAATGCTGACGGTGGTGTAAGTGTCAAGACTGCTTCTGGTGGTGGTGATATTGATGCAGTAACCCTTGAATCTCGTAGTTTAGCATATGTTCTAAACTCTGCTAACCATACTGGTGCAATTCCAGTAACAAGAGGTGGTACTGGATTATCTGCTGCACCAAGTGTCGGAGCAATCCTTGTTGGTAATGGTAGTGGTTATAACCTTGTTACTGCACCAACATTTACTGGTAGAGTTACATTAACAAGTACTGGTTCATACCCACTCACATTTAATGCTAATGTTGATGCTAAGATTGTTCTTGCTGGTTCTACCAATCCATACATTCGTTGGAGAGAAGGTTCAACAGATAGGGCATATGCTCAATGGAATGCAGGTTATGATGCTCTCCTAATCCGTAACCAACAAGGTAGCTACACTGATTTCATGGGTTCTGGTGGTTCTGTTTCTGGAACAAGATATAGAACGAGTAATGGTTCTATTCGTGGTTATGTTTATGCAAACAGTTCTAATGACATTGGATTCTTAGATTCAGATGGAAGCTGGGCATATAGACATCGTAGAGATTCTTGGCATTATTTCTATGTCAATGGTACTCATTATTCAACTATTAACACTGATTACTTATGGCACCGTTCCGATGTAAGAACTCCAATTTTCTATGATAACGATAATACTGGTTATTATCTAAATCCTGCATCGGATAGATCATCCAATATTAACGGATTCTCTGCCAGAACTATAGCAATGGCTAATGGTTCTTATAAAGCACCCAATGTAAGACCCAATATAACATCTGACACCAACTATTGGGTTGGTGCAATGGGATGGGGAACGGTAAATATGAACACAGTCTTTGACTATGGGTGTGGATTTATCGATTCTTGGAGCAATCCAGCAAACCAACCATCTGGTACTTCTCACTGGGTTGGCGTTAACGCAATGCACTATACGAGAGGTTCTGCTCGGTATGGTTGGCAGATGGTTGGTGGTCCTGTTACCAACCTAAGATTTAGAAGTACGTGGCCTTCTTTTAGATCTTGGAGGACAATTCCAGTTCTTGATGAAAATAGCACCAATGGTGGTTCAATGTATGCTGGAATTTACTACGATTCCAATAATACTGGCTACTATGCTAACCCCAATGGTTGGTCACAATTCTATCGTGGTAGATTTGCTGGATATGCTGGAAGTACATCTAGTGGCAATCAAGTTTCTCTTGAGGTTGCAAATAACGGTGGTACAGGAGATGGCAATGTTGCTGCTATGTCTTTCCACTGCCGTGGACATTATGCAGTACACGCACACCTACGTGCTGATCAGTATTGGGGAATGGGTGGATGGTCCGCATCTTCATGGAGATGGTATGTAAGAATGGGTACTGGCAGACTGTATGCCAACGGATTCTCTAACACTTCTGACGAAAGACTCAAGGAGAACTTTGAGCCAATCACAAATGCTATTCAGAAGATTCAGCAGATTCAAGGTTACACCTTCACATGGAAGGACATGCCAGAAATTGTCTCTGAACCAGGCAAAAAAGAACTTGGATTCAAAGCACAAGAAGTTGAGATTATTTACCCAGAATTGATTGATGATTCAATTTTTGAAGTTGACCCAGAGCAAGATGGTTCCAATCCAGACTCTGAGAAGTATAAAGTTATGGATTATCCAAGAATCACTCCACTACTTTTAGAGGGTATTAAGGAAGCTGCAGTAGAAATTGCCGCACTTAAGGCAAGATTAGATGCAGCAGGTCTATGATAATTCTCACATGACTTGATGTTATAAATAACTTGAGAACATAATTATTATTTTTCACTATGTCTATTGATCATAAAAAGCACCTACAAGAAGTGGTGAAAGCTCAAAGAACTCTTTCAAAAGAAATCATTGAGCTTCAACAAATTATTGATGATAAAAAAGAAACATTCCAAAAAGCATCAGGAATTTATGAATACCTAGTTGCCAATGGTGTTAAATTAGAAGAAGAATCTAATCCTGATAATTCTGAAGGTGAAATGGAAACACCCAATTTTAAATAAAAGTTAAAAATTCAAGTACATAACCCCTAAAACAATGAACATTACATATACTTGGTCAGTCTATGGCATAAAAAAGGTCAACAATAGTCAGTATAATAATGCTATTGTCCAAACATATTGGAAAAAAACTGGAACCAACGAGGACGGTGTTGTTGGTGACTTTTCTGGAGCAACTCCATTTGAGTTGGCAACAGTTGATCCAAATAACTTTGTATCATATGACGACTTAACGGAAGAACTTGTACTTGGATGGATTCAAAATGTAGTAAATGAAGACTTTACATATAGAGATCATATTGATGCACAAATTGAGAAGAAAATATATGAGCAAATAAAAGAAGAAATAGATGAGTTCCATACTCCATGGTATAGTGGAGAAGTCTATGAAGCACCATTAACACCTGGTGAAGGTGGTGAGTAATAAATTGTATTTGTAATTATAATTATAAATACCTCTAGGGAACTAGAGGTATTTTTTTTATGGCCCAGCCATCTAGTAGGTCTGAGTTGAAAGAATATTGCCTAAAACAATTAGGTAAACCAGTTTTAGAAGTAAATGTAGACGATGATCAAATTGACGATTTGATAGACGATGCTCTTCAATATTATAATGAAAGGCATTATGATGGTGTGGAGAGAGTTTTTTTAAAGCATAAAATTACTGCAGAAGAAAAGGAAATTATAAGAACTGGTGTAACGACTACAACAGCAACTTCTTCAGTTGGAGTTTCTACCGTATCATATAACGAGACAACTAATTTTTTAAAGCTACCAGATACTGTAATCGGTGTTAATGGTGTTTTTAAAATGGATTCCAGTACTGTTTCTGGTGATATGTTTAATTTGAAATATCAATTATTCTTAAATGACCTTCATTACTATGGTGCATTAGATTTATTAAATTATGCAATGGTAAAAACACACTTAGAAGATATTGGAAGATTACTTACACCTGACGTTCAGTTAAGATTCAATAAAAAACAAGGAAGGTTGTACTTAGATATTGACTGGGCAAGTGTTCATGAAGAGTCATGGTTAATTTTAGATTGTTTCCGAATTGTAAACCCATTAGAATTTACAAAGGTTTATAATGATTGGTGGTTAAAAAAATACTCGACTGCATTAATTAAAAAGCAGTGGGGAATGAATATGATTAAATTTAATGGTGTTCAATTGCCTGGTGGAATTACTTTAAATGGAAGACAACTATATGATGATGCAGTAAATGAAATAACAGTTCTTGAAGAGAAGTTACATACAGAATATGAAATGCCACCATTAGATATGATAGGTTAATATGACTCCTTTAAATCCTTATTTCTTACAAGGTTCACCAAGTGAACAAAGACTTGTCCAGTCATTGATAAACGAACAGTTATCAATGTATGGGCAAGATGTTCTCTATATGCCTAGAAAGATTATTAATGAAGAAAAAATTATTAAAGAAATAATTGTTTCTAAATTTGACGATAGTTTTAGATTAGAAGCATACATTTCTACTTTTGATGGTTTTGGTGGTAATGGTGATATCCTATCAAAGTTTGGGGTCAGAAGTACTGATGAAATAACTTTTGTTATTTCAAGAGAAAGATATTCTGACTTCATAACACCCAAACTAGGTTTATTTAGAGATGAAAATGTTAAAGTAAAAACTCGTCCCCAAGAAGGAGACTTGATTTACTTACCTCTAGATAATGCTTTATTCGAGATTAAATATGTAGAAACAAAAACACCATTCTATCAGTTGAATGATTTATATGTTTATGAATTGAGATGTGAGTTGTTTGAATATGAAGATGAAATTATTGATACGGGAATTGATGATGTTGATGGTTCCATAAAAGATTTTGGTTATATGATTACAATGCAAATGGTTGGTTCTGGAGCAACAACTGCAATTGCATCTGTTGGTCTGATGTCCGAACTTGCTTCTGGAGTTCCAGACTATTCGATATCAAATATAGATTTAATTCATGGTGGTAGTGGGTATAAGTCGTCTCCAATTGTTGATATTTCAAATCCAGTTGGTGGTGGAATTACTGCAACTGCAGTTGCAGTAATAGACAGAGGTTCTGTTAGTAAAATCTACATAACTAATCCAGGTTACGGATATGATGTGAAACCAGAAATTAAGTTTATTTCATCCAGTGGTTCTGGAACTATTGCTACTGCAATCATAAATTCAGGATCCTTATCCCCAGTAAATATTACTTCTGGTGGTCAAGCATATTCTTCTGCACCAGATGTTACTATAGGTATTCCGCCAGTTATTGGTGCAGCAGTAACAGCAAAAGCAGAAGCATTTATTAATACTGTTGGAGTAGTTACCGCAATTAGATTTACTGATGCTGGAATCGGATACACTACATCACCGCAAATAACAATTGCAGAACCTGCTGGAATTTCAAGTGGTGGATTTGAGTTTAATGAAATAGTTACTGGGGAAAAAACAGGAACTAAAGCACACGTTAAAGATTGGAATAATGATAATAGAAAATTAAAAGTTTCTATAATTAATGGTAATTTTGCTTTAGGTGAAACTGTTGTTGGTGCTGCAGGTTCTTATACAGTTTTTTCAATACAAACAGATGATGTTGATGATACCTTTGCCGAAAATTATACAATTGAAGAAGAGGCAGATAAAATAATTGACTTTACAGAAACTAACCCATTTGGAGAGTTCTAAATAATAAGTAAATACCTATACAATATTTTGAAATGTTTGGTCAGTACTATTACCACGAAATTATAAGAAAAACAATAATTTCTTTTGGAACTCTTTTTAATAACTTATACATCAAACATCAAGATGAAAACGATGTTGATGTTAGTTTGATGAAGGTTCCAATAGCATATGGTCCTGCTCAAAAATTTCTTGCAAGATTGGATGAGAAACCAGATTCAAGAAATAGAGTTGCTATTACTTACCCAAGAATGGCATTTGAAATGACTTCTTTAACTTATGATAGTTCTAGAAAAGTATCAACTGTTCAAACATTTCGTGCAAATAAATCCAATGGTGATAATGTAAAAGTTTACATGCCAGCACCTTATAATATTGGCATACAACTTAGCATTATGGTAAAGTATCAGGACGATATACTTCAAATTATAGAGCAGATACTACCAATGTTTCAACCTCAGTTTAATGTAACTGTAGATTTGATTGATTCAATAGGTGAAAAAAAAGATATACCTTTTATTTTAAATAATATTGGAATGGTAGATAACTATGAGGGAGATTATAGTACGAGAAGAAATATAATTTACACATTGGATTTCACTGCCAAAGTCTCTATGTTTGGACCAATTTCAGATAGTGTAAGCCCAATCATTAAAAAAGTACAAGTTGATTATTATACTGATACTCAAAGAAACAATTCATCAAGGCAACTAAGATATACTGCAAAACCCAGAGCAATAAAAGATTATGATAACGATAAGACTACCACTTTGAGTTCCGATATAAACGAAGTAGTTACCACAATAAATGTAAGTGATTCGGTATCACTAATTGCAGATTCATATATCCAGATAAATCAAGAAGTTTTATATATAAAAGAAATTTCTGGTAATAGTTTGAATGTTAGAAGGGGAGAGAATAATACTACACCGTCTACTCATGAAGATGGTGATTTCATTAATGCAATAACTGTTGCTGATACTGAACTAATTGAATATGGTGATGTCTTTGGGTTTGATGAAGACACATTTGATTTTGGTGATGGGAGATTCTATAGTCCCAATAAAGGTACTGACGTATGATGAATAATTTTGATGCGATAAGTGATTCTTTAGATATTGAAGCAACGGAGGTATCTAAAGAAGTAGTAAAAAAAGAAAGACCCAATCCAAAAGAAGATGGTGTAGATTCAGAAAAAGATTATGGATATACTAGAGCACAATTATATAACTTAATTGATAAAGGGCAAGAGGCAATAAATGGAATACTAGATATAGCACAGCAATCAGAATCACCAAGAGCATATGAAGTTGCTGGTCAATTAATTAAAAACGTTGCTGATATATCTGATAAATTATTAGACCTTCAACAAAAGATGAAAAAATTGGATGAAGAAGATTCTAAAGGACCAAAAAATGTTACTACAAATAACACTATGTTTATTGGTTCAACTGCAGACTTACAAAAAATATTAAAACAAGGAATTAAGAATCAAGATGATTCTAAATAGTTAAAAAGTTGCAAAAATGAAATACTTTTCAGAATTTTTATATGAAGCCAACAAAAGTGGTGATAGTTCTTTGCGTGACTGGTTTAGCAAGAGTATCTCTTCTGATGGCACCCCTGGTTGGGTTCAGCTTGGTGGAAAGTACGCAGGAAAACCATGTGCGAAGCAACCAGGTCAAACAACCAAACCAAAGTGCGGTTCTAGTAAAATGAAGGCAGAACTTTCTGATGAGGAGGAGAAAAAAGCATTTCGTAGAAAGAATCTTAAAGATCCCAATCCTGATAGAAAAGGAAAAGCAAAAAATGTTGCAACGGAAGAAATTGAATTAACAGATTCATATGGTGAAGTAATTGGAAAAATAGAAGATAAAAAAATAGATGATGAAGATAAAAGTTCAGATAATGGTTTTGACACTTATGATATTGAAGCAATGACTGAAGAAGATAAAAAAGATCATGAATTTGCGATGGCAAGGTCTCAACTAAAAACTTTAAAAAGTGCAGCAAATCGTCTTCAAAAAAAGATGGGCAAAACGGGTGAGGGTGAATTAAAAGCTTGGGTTCAATCAAAAATAACAAAAGCAACAGATTACATTGACACTGCAGCAGATTATGTAACTAATGAAGAAAAGGATGCTTGCTATCATAAAGTAAAAGCACGTTATTCTGTATGGCCTTCAGCATATGCATCAGGTGCTTTAGTTAAATGCCGTAAAAAAGGTGCAAAGAATTGGGGTAATAAATCAAAAAATGTCAAAGAAGACTATTCAAGAATACAGTCTCGTGGCATGACTTATACTATAATGTTAAATTGGAGAGGGCAGATGCTTTCTGTCCAGATGTTTTTTCCAAAATTTTCAAGACCAACAAAAGAAGAAGTTACATTTGAAGTAAGAAAGTTATATCCAGATGCAAGAATTCTTTCATTTAACCCTTCAATTAAAGATCCAACTAAACCATTACTATATACAGGAGATACACAATGAAACCTGATGAAATTGAGTTAAGCAACCTATCTAAAATTTTTGAATATGAAAAACTCTCAAGAGAAGTTGATATGTGTAATGATATTGACCAAATAAAAGATATTGCAAAATCTTATATTAAATTACATTTTAAGTTTCAAGAAACTGTATTGAATATGAACTACAAAGATTTATAATTTATGCCAGAAAAGCATTATAAGGGTAATCCCAATCTAAAAGCAGAAAATGTTCAAATAGAGTTTACAACTGATCAAGTACAAGAGTACTTAAGATGTAAGCAAGACCCTGTTTATTTTGCTGTTAACTATATAAAAATTGTATCACTTGATGAAGGATTGGTCCCCTTTGATATGTACGATTTTCAGAAAAATTTAATTGAAAATTTCCATAATAATAGATTTAATATTGCTAAATTACCTCGTCAGACTGGCAAGTCAACTACGGTCATTTCATATTTGCTTCATTATGCTTTATTTAATGATAATATTAGAATTGCTATTCTAGCAAACAAAGCAGAAACTGCTAGAGAACTTCTAGGAAGATTGCAATTATCATATGAAAATTTACCCAAGTGGTTGCAGCAAGGTGTTGGTTCTTGGAATAAAGGTTCTTTAGAATTAGAAAATGGAAGTAAGATTATAGCAGCATCTACATCAAGTTCTGCTGTTCGTGGTAATTCATTTAATATTATTTTCTTGGACGAATTTGCATTCATCCCAAATCACATTGCAGAACAATTTTTCTCCTCTGTATATCCAACTATTTCATCAGGTAAAACTACTAAAGTTATTATCATATCAACTCCCAATGGGATGAATATGTTTTATAAACTTTGGCATGATGCTGAAAGGAAAAAGAATGGATATATTCCATTGGAAGTTCATTGGAGTGCCGTTCCGGGGAGGGACACCGCATGGAAAGATGAGACCATAAGGAATACATCACAAAGGCAGTTTACACAAGAATTTGAATGTGAGTTCTTAGGTTCCGTTGATACTTTGATTACACCTTCTAAGTTAAGGTCAATGGTTTACACTGATCCAATATCTAGAAATAAAGGATTGGATGTCTATGAGCAACCAAAGGAAAATAGAAATTATATGATTACTGTTGATGTTGCCAGAGGAACTGGTAAGGATTATTCGGCATTCGTTGTTTTTGATATAACAACATTTCCATATACAGTAGTGGCAAAATATAGGAATAATGAGATAAAGCCAATGCTTTTCCCATCAATTATAGACAAGGTAGGAAGAGCATATAATAAGTCATTTATTCTTGTTGAAGTTAATGATATCGGAGAGCAGGTATCAAGCATACTCCAGTATGATTTAGAATATGAAAATTTATTGATGTGTTCAATGAGGGGCAGAGCAGGGCAATTAGTTGGGCAAGGTTTTTCAGGAAAGAAATCCCAACTTGGTGTTAAGATGTCCAAAACTGTCAAAAAGATTGGATGCTCTAATTTAAAGACTATTATTGAAGATGATAAATTAATTATAAGTGATTATGATGTTATAAGTGAATTGACAACCTTCATTCAAAAGACTGGTTCCTTTGAAGCAGAAGATGGTTGTAATGATGATCTTGCGATGTGTCTTGTAATTTTTTCATGGTTGGTCGTTCAAGATTACTTCAAAGAGATGACAGATAATGATGTCAGAAAAAGAATCTATGACGAACAACGTAATCAGATAGAACAAGACATGGCTCCTTTTGGTTTTATGGATGATGGTATGGGTGATGATACCTTTGTTGATGCTCAAGGTGATCGTTGGTCTAATGCATCAGTTGGTGAGTATGGTGATACTTCATATATGTGGGATTATAATTAATGAACATAGAAGAAAATTTTGGTATAGATAATCTATTTTTATCAGTAAGGAAGTGTAGAGTTTGTTCCGAAACAAAAGATCTAATGGATAGTTTCTATTTAACTCATAAAAAATCTACAGATGCTGAATCTGCATACTCATACGAGTGTAAAGAATGTACAAAAATTAGAATTTCTAGAAATAAAAGATTAAAACACTCAAAAAAAAATATACCATTGTCTTCCGATTATCCAGACTGGTAGTAGGTTCCCGAAGTTTCCCGAATACAGAGCTTGCAATTTATAAATATTATTAGATTAAATGAACTTCTATCAAGAGGGAAACAAATGGCTTTAAATTTAGCATCACCGGGAGTAAAAGTAAGGGAAGTTGACTTAACTACTGGAAGAATTGATGGGGTTGCTTCGCAGGTCGGTGGTATTTGTGGTCCTTTTGAAAAGGGACCAATCAATGTCCCAGTTCTAGTAGAAACGGAAGCAGATTTACTACAAGTTTTTGGAAAACCATTAAAGACAAATGGTCAAAATCAATATTGGTTATCGGCATCAAACTACCTTTCATATGGTGGTGTTCTACGTGTAGTTCGTGCAGATGGAGATACAGTTTTATCTGCAAATAGTGAAGAGTTAACAACTTTAAAAATTGATTCAGAAGAAGATTTTGATACCAATCATACAAATGATACTACTTGGTCTTTTGCCGCAAGAACACCTGGTTCTTGGGCAAACGGAATTAAAGTTTGCATAGTTGATGATTTTGCAGATCAAATTATTACAGGAATTGCGACAACAGCAATTGTATCTTCATCAGATTCCACGGTTGCAACCTTAACGGGTGATATTGGAATAAACACATCACTTGTTACTGGAATTTCAACTGCTCTAATTTCTGTAGGTGATATCGTCACAAATAACTATTTTCCTGGAGACGACCCTATTGTTGCAATTGGTGCTTCGTCAATTACACTAACTAGTACATCTTCAAATAGTACACAATTAACAGGAGAATCTTTCATTATTGAAAGAAGGACTATTACAACTACTCCAACAAACATTGCTGTCGGAATGGCAGTGACTGAAACTGTATCTGCAACTGAAGCAAGTTCTAATGGAACTACCACTACCTTTGAGGGTTACGTTAGAGGAATTATTACGGGAGTGGGAGATAGACAGGTATCTGTCAGAATTACAGATAGAGTACCAAATGACACTGGTATTTCAGAGAAAATATCATATAAGTATTCTGCATCAAATGCTGGAAGTTATGCTTTAAGAGCCGCAAATCCACTGTATGTTACAACAACGACAGGTAGTGTGCAGGCATTTTTAAACACCAATGAGGATTTCGGAGTTAAAGACTGGTACGATAATCAAAAATTAGATATCTCAAATGCAGATATTTTCTGGAAGTCGGTTGCTCCAAAACCAGTAGCAAGTGAATATGCAAGAGAAAGAAGTTCTAAAAATGACACAATGCATATAGTTATTGTTGATGATAGTGGAAAAATTACAGGAACAGCATCAAATATTATTGAGAAACATACTTTCTTATCTAAAGCATCGGATGCTAGAATTTCCCCATATCAAGCAATTTATGTTAAAGAGTATCTAAGAACCAACTCTCAAAATATCTACAATGGTTCATTGTCTTCAGCAGTTGGATCTGATCTAGTAGCAGATGCATCTGATTCTAAGCAATTTGCAGTAACTAATGGTGCAATTGGTTCTGAAGCACAATCAACAACATTCAATGTTCTGGGTAACAGAGCATATACCCTTGGTAGTGGTCAAGATTATTCCAATACCAATGGTATGGAAGCAACATTAGGAAACATTGTAAATGGTTATGAAGTCTTCAGAAATCCTGCAGAATTTGATATTAACTTCCTGATTATGGGACCTTCTGGTGGTGACACAATTTATCAATCCCAAGCAAAAGCTAATCTATTAATTAGTATTGCTGAAGAAAGAAAAGATTGTATTGCTTGTATTTCTCCACACAAAGCAGAAGTTGTAAATCAGACAAATAGTACAACTCAAACAAACAATATCATTGAATTTTTTGATGCCATCACATCTTCTTCATATGCAGTTCTTGATAGTGGAATCAAATACACACTAGATAGATTCAATAATGAATTTTTATATTTAGAGTGTAATTCAGATATTGCTGGAGCAATGGCAAGAACATCTATTGATCAGTATTCTTGGTTCTCACCAGCAGGACCAAATAGAGGGTCAATTAATAATGCTATTAAATTAGCATATAATCCATCTCAAACACAAAGAGATTTACTATACACAAAGAGAATTAATCCAGTTATTTCTTCTTCAGGTCAAGGTATTATCCTTTTCGGTGATAAGACTGCATTGGGTTATGGTTCTGCATTTGACAGAATCAATGTTCGTAGATTGTTCTTAACTATTGAAAAGGCAATTGCAAAAGCATCAAGATCCCAACTATTTGAATTCAATGATGAAATAACAAGAACAAACTTCATCAATATTGTTGAACCATATCTGCGTGATATTAAAGCAAAGAGAGGCATTTCTGAATTCTTAGTTGTATGTGATAAATCCAACAATACCGCTAGTGTTATTGATTCAAATGAAATGATTGCGGATGTCTTTGTAAAACCTGCACGTTCTATTAACTTCATTGGTCTTACATTTGTTGCTACCCGCACAGGTGTCAGCTTCACTGAAGTTGTTGGTAACGTATAATATTTTTTGATTAATGTTTAATTTACGTAAAGGTATCTAAAAAATGGCCAATTCAAACACAACAAATACACCCACATATAATACACGAACACTTTCCGATTTTAAATCTAAATTGGTTGGTGGTGGTGCTAGACCCAATCTATTCGAGTGTGAGATTAATTTCCCAGCAGGATTGGGGTCGGAGGTAACCGTAGATGATGATTTTAGATTTATGATTAAGGCAGCACAAATGCCTGCATCAAATATTAATGTGATTGATATTCCTTTCAGAGGAAGAAATTTAAAGATTGCTGGTGATAGAACATTCGATCCTTGGACAATTACAGTCATTAATGACACTAACTTTAAGATTAGAAATGCATTTGAGAGATGGATGAATTTCATCAATCGTCATGACGATAATGCTGGTGTTATTACACCTGCTTCTTATCAGACAGAAATGTATGTTCGTCAGTTAGGAAGAGGAACTACTTCTGCAGACACTGATGGTGTATTACCAGCAGCTACAGAAACCATGCCTGTATTGAAGGTATATAAATTCTTTGGTACATTCCCAACTAATATAAGTGCTATTGAAGTTTCATATGATGCTGCAGATTCAATTGAAGAATTTACAGTTGATTTACAAGTTCAATGGTGGGATGCTTTAAATCCAAATGAAGAAAGCATTTTAGGCACAAGTCCGACTACATAAATACTAGAAAGGTCTAGTATATTAAAATGCCTAAATTATTTGGTTTTAAATTTGATGGTGGGGAGAGCAACAAAAATAGTAAAGTTGTCTCTCCCATTATTTCTAACGATGAAGATAAATCAAATTACTTTGTTTCTAGTGGATTCTATGGTCAATATGTTGATATTGAAGGAGTTTATAAAAACGAGCAAGATTTAATAAGAAGATATAGAGAAATGGCACTACACCCAGAGTGTGATAGTGCAATTGAAGATATTGTTGATGAAGCAATTGTATCTGATTTACATGATTCACCAGTAGAACTAGAACTTTCTAATTTACCTGCATCGGATAAATTAAAGCAGGCTATTAGAGACGAGTTTAAATACATTAAAGAAATCATGGACTTTGATAAAAAGTCTCATGAAATTTTTAGGAACTGGTATGTTGATGGGAGAATCTATTATCATAAGGTAATAGATATGAAAAAACCACAAGAGGGAATTAAAGAAGTAAGATATGTTGATCCACTAAAGATAAAGTTAATTAGAAAACTAAAAACTGATAAAAAAACAGTAGAAGCTGCTATAAGAAGTTCATTAACAAACACTGATAATACAGAGATGGTAAATCCAGAAATGGAAGAATACTATCAGTATGATCCCTCTCCTGGTTCTGGATTATCAGTTGGAATGAATTATAATTCTAAATCAAAATCAGTTAAATTATCAAAAGATTCAATTAGTCATGTAACATCTGGACTAGTAGATAGAAATAAGCAAACTGTTTTATCATATCTTCATAAAGCAATCAAATCCCTCAATCAATTAAGAATGATTGAAGATTCACTTGTAATTTATAGAATATCTAGGGCACCAGAACGCAGAATTTTTTACATTGACGTTGGCAATCTTCCAAAGATTAAAGCAGAACAATACTTGCGTGATGTAATGAATCGTTATAGAAATAAGTTAGTCTATAATGCTGATACTGGTGAAGTTAAAGATGATAGAAAATATATGGCAATGCTTGAGGATTTTTGGCTTCCTCGTCGTGAAGGTGGTAGAGGAACTGAAATCACTACTCTACCTGGTGGACAAAACCTCGGTGAGCTAGCAGATATTGAGTACTTCCAGAAAAAACTTTTCCGTTCACTTAACGTTCCTGAAACTAGAACTAATGGTAGCAGTGGTTTTAGTTTAGGACGTTCATCAGAAATTCTAAGAGATGAAGTTAGATTTACAAAATTTGTAGGTAGATTGCGTAAGAGATTTACCTCACTGTTTAATGATATGCTGAAAACTCAGCTAATACTAAAGAATATTGTTTCTATAGATGATTGGGAGAAGTTATCTGATCATATTCAGTATGATTTCTTATATGACAATCATTTTGCCGAACTAAAAGAAACAGAAATTCTTAATGATAAGTTAGCAGCAGTTGGTTCTATTGAACCATATCTTGGCAAATATTTCTCATTAGAATATGTAAAGACTAAGATTCTTAAGCAGACTGATTCTGAAATTATAGAAATTGGTAAGCAAATGGATAAAGAAATTAGTGATGGTATGGTATTGGATCCAAAAATCACTGTTCAATCCCAAATCCCACAGGAAGAACCAATGCCAGAACAACAACCTGGAGTAAGTTCTGGTGATATGGGTCAACAAGTCATGGAACCAGATGCGGGAAATACAGGAGAGATATAAATAATTTTTAGTTAACTAACTTTAATTAAAATGGATAACTTAATTGATTTGATTGCATCTGGTGATTCTGTCGAAGCAAGTGATGCAATCAAAGATACATTGATGAAAAAGGCAATGGAAAGGATTGAAACAATCAGACCAGCAGTTGTTTCTCAAATGTTCGACTTAGAAAACGAAGTTGAATCAGAAGAGGATTCTGATGTGGGACAAGAAGAAGGGTAACAATATTGATAAATAACTATTAAGACTCACATTACGATAATGATAATTAAACCGTTAACTACTGAGAGTGCCGCTACTGATGCTGCAATTACTGCGTCTAGAGTAGTTCGTTTGGTGAATACACATGCATCTGAAGCATGTGTTATTACAATTGCAAATACCGCAGCAGCATCTATGACTTTACTTGCTCAAAGCAGTGAAGTTGTAGAGAAAGATATTGGTGCAGCAATTACAGTATCAGGTGGAACTGTCGTAGCAACCCCAGTAGCATTTACTAACTAAAATGAAACTAATCACAGAAGAAATCGAAAAGGTAAAAGTAATTACCGAAGAGAAGAATGGTAAAAAATCCCTTTTTATTGAGGGAATTTTTCTTCAGGCAGATAGACCAAATAGAAACAAGAGACTCTATGAAATGAGAACTCTTGAGAAAGAAGTAAAACGTTATAACGAAAACTTCATTCAAAAAGGTCGTGCTCTAGGTGAACTTGGACATCCCGATGGACCAACTGTAAACCTAGATAGAGTTTCGCATAAAATTACTGTACTTGAAAGAGATGGTAGTAATTTTAGAGGAAAAGCTAAAATCCTAGAAACTCCTATGGGAAAAATTGCATCAAATCTTTTAGATGAAGGTGTTTCTCTTGGTGTTTCTTCTCGTGGTGTTGGTTCACTTCGTCCAACAAATGAAGGTTATTCAGTTGTTGGTGAAGATTTTATGTTGGCAACTGCTGCTGATATTGTTGCTGATCCTTCTGCACCTGATGCATTTGTATCAGGAATTATGGAAGGAAAAGAGTGGGTTTGGGAAGGAGGTATTCTTCGTGAACAACTTGCAGAAAAAACATATAAGAGAATAAATACTTTAGTTGATCAAAAAGTATTGGATGAGCATAAGCTCAACTTATTCCAAGACTTTTTATCAAATATATAATTTATAAATAAATATAGATTAAAGATATACAGTCTTATCGGAGAGTAACAAATGTCCAGTGGCAAAAATTTACAGGAAATGGAAGTAGGCACTAAGCAATCCAAGACTGCTGTTAATGCTAACGCAAAACCAGCAGAATCACCATCAAAGAGTGCAACACCAGTTGCAACTCCAGGTCAAACAGGAAACTGGGAAGATCTTGGTGGACCTACTCCAGAAAACTACAAGTCTGATGACGATTCAGCAAAACTAAAAACCCCAGGTGCTACCCTGTCCCAAGTAAAGGACGTAGTTAATGCTAAGGCAAAATCTGCAGAAGCAATGAAGGTAGCTAAAGAAGAAGCAGAAGCAGAAGCAGAAGAAACTATCTCGGAAGAAGAAGTTTCTGAAGAATCTGAAGAAGTTTCTGAAGAGGAAGTAAGTCCTGAGTTTGAAGCATTAGAAGAGCAGATTGAAGAGGATGTAAATGCCCTTCTATCTGGTGAAGATCTCTCCGAAGAGTTCAGAGAAAAAGCAAAAACAATTTTTGAAGCTGCCCTAAACACAAGATTAGGTCAACTTGAGGAAGCTGTTGTTTCCCATTATGAGCAACAGTATCAGGAGAAACTTGAAGAAGTAACTTCTGAACTTGTTGAAGAATTAACCGAAAGAGTTGATTCTTATCTTGAGTATGTTGCAGATGAGTGGGTCCAAGAGAACACCATCGCAGTTGAAAGAGGAATTCAGACTCAAGCATCTGAGTCATTCCTAATGGGCCTGAAGGGCCTATTTGAAGAACATTATGTATCAATCCCTGAAGATAAATATGATGTGCTTGAGAGCATGGTAGATAAACTAGATGAAATGGAGTCAAAACTCAACGAACAGATTGAAAGAAATGTTTCTCTCAATAAGAGATTAGCAGAATCAACTTCTGATGCAATTTTCTCAGAAGTTTCTGAAGGTCTAGCTCTTTCACAAAAAGATAAGCTTGCTTCTCTTGTAGAAAGTGTTGAGTTTGGTAGTGAAGATGACTATCGTGAGAAACTAGTAACTTTGAGGGAATCATATTTTCCTTCAAATGTAGTTACTCAAAGAAACACTCAAGATTATATTGCTGAAGAAGCAATTCCAGAAGCACCATCAGGTGTGATGGGTACGTATTTACAAACTCTTGAGAGAGTTTCAAAAAAGTGATTTTTTAATTATCAATCAAACAAAACATTTTAACGAGGTAAAATCCAATGCAAATGTTCAATGCTGAACAACTGCAGGAGAAGTGGGCACCACTCCTAGACTATCAAGGTCTAGGTGAAATCAAGGATGCACACCGCAGATCAGTTACTGCAATCCTGCTAGAAAACCAAGAGAGATCTCTACGTGAGGAACGTGACTTCCTGTACGAGACTCCAACGATGAATACTGACCCATCAGGAACTGGTAATGCTGGTTTCTCTGGTTCAGGTGCATCACCTGTTGCTGGTTTCGACCCAGTACTTATTTCACTCATTCGTCGTTCAATGCCCAACTTGGTCGCATATGACCTAGCAGGCGTTCAACCAATGAATGCACCTACTGGACTCATCTTTGCGATGCGTTCCAAGTATACCAATCAAACTGGTACAGAAGCACTCTTCAACGAAGCAGATACCGCATTCTCTGGACAACCTTCCAACAACAGTGCAGCTGTTGGTGCTGGTGGTACAGTTGGTTTCGGTACTATCTCACAGGGTGGTTCAAACCCAGGTCTTCTGAACCCAGAAGCAACTGCTGATCAGTTCGACTATAACGTCGGTCAGGGCATGGGCACTGCCGATGCAGAAGGTCTAGGAACTGGTGGTGCTGAGTTCAACGAGATGGCATTCTCGATTGAGAAAGTCACCGTAACAGCAAAGTCAAGAGCACTCAAAGCAGAGTACTCCTTGGAACTCGCACAAGACCTTAAGGCAATCCACGGTCTGAATGCTGAAGCGGAATTGGCAAACATTCTCTCCACAGAGATTCTTGCTGAAATCAACCGTGAAGTTATCAGAACAATCTACAAGATTGCTGAACAAGGAGCAACCCTTAATACTGCAACTTCAGGTATCTTTGACCTTGACGTTGACAGCAATGGTCGTTGGTCTGTTGAGAAGTTCAAAGGACTTATCTTCCAAATCGAGAGAGATGCAAACCAGATTGCACAAAGAACTCGTAGAGGAAAGGGCAATATGATCCTCTGCTCCGCAGACGTTGCATCAGCTCTAACCCACGCAGGTCTTCTCGACTACACCCCTGCACTCAATGCAAACCTCAACGTAGACGACGCAGGTAATACCTTCGCAGGTATCCTTAACGGTCGTTACAGAGTTTACATTGACCCATATGCAGCAAACAACAGTGCTAGCCAGTACTACGTTGTTGGTTATAAGGGTTCTTCACCTTACGACGCAGGTCTATTCTACTGCCCATATGTACCCCTCCAGATGGTACGTGCAGTTGGAGAGAACACCTTCCAGCCTAAGATTGGATTCAAGACTCGTTACGGCATCGTTGCTAACCCATTTGCGGAAGGCACAAATGCAGGTAATGGTCGTCTCCAACCTAACTCCAACCGTTACTACAGAAGAGTACGTGTTGACAACCTTATGTGATTCATCATTCACATATTTCTCAGAGACCCTTCGGGGTCTCTTTTTTTATGTGTAAGTATAAGTTCGTAGGCATAAATTTTTATTGCTAAAATGTATTGATTTACACACAAACTGTATAAATAGTGGTAGCATTATGCGAGGTGGGCAAATGAATCCTACTCTTCCCTAAATTATGATTTAAGTTATACGGAGGTTAGCCATGCACAATTTATTATCGAGAGCACAATTTAATGAATGGAGACACTTAGAACAAACAATTGATGAATTTGAATCTGAACACGACAAAATTAATGATTACTACGAATGTATAATTGAATGTGACTCACTTAACCAAAATGAATGCAAAAGAACATGTAGGAGATTGTTAGATTAATAACCAGAACTCAACCCCTTTCGGGGTTTTTTTTATGCTCATAAATATTTGAGTATAGATCTTTCATTGTAATGGAATACATAAACCCCGAATCAAAGCAAATATCAAATAGAAATTATTTAACTACTACGGGGTTTAAATTTATACTAGCAAAATACCCAAAGATTGATTTCTTTTCAAATTCTATTCAGATACCTTCGGTCAATTTGGGTGTTGCTGTTCAATCATCATATTTAAAAGATATTCCAATTCCTGGAGATAAACTAACATATGATGAGTTGACTTTGGAATTTCTTATTGATGAAGAAATGGAAAATTACTTAACCATTCACAATTGGATAAGAGGTTTGGGATATCCAGAATCAGTAAAAGAATATGCTGATCTTATATTCAATGATGCACTGACTCCTGGAATGTTTAATGCTTATTCAGGACAAGCAAATGCTTCATTACTAGTTTATAATAGTAATTTCAATCCTATTACTGAAATAAAATTTCGAGGATTATTTCCAGTGTCTCTTTCTGCTGTTGGATTCGATTCTAGAGATGCTCAATCAAATTACATAACCGCAACAGCAACTTTTAAGTATACAATTTATGACATTATAAAATCTAAACTATGAACATTGATGAAATTCAAACATTATGGGAAGAAGATTCAAAAATAGATCCAGATAATTTACATAATGAGTCTATAAGAATACCTTCATTACATTCAAAGTATTATAAAATTTACAATAATATTCTTCTCCTAAAAAAAATGGAAGAAAGTAAATATAAAATACTTAAAAAAGAAAAATGGTTGTATTACTCAGGAAAAGCAGAACCAGACGTATACATACAAAAACCATTTGATTATAAAGTTTTAAAAAATGATTTAGATAAGTATCTAGATGCTGATGATGAAGTAATCAAATCACTGTCTAAATTAGATTATTATCAGACTATGTTATCGTATCTAGATAGTATATTAAAAACTATATTGAATAGAACTTTTCAAATAAAAAATGCAATTGAATTTATGAGATTTACTGCTGGTTATGACTGATTTAAAAATTAAAAAGAAAAACGAAATTTATATAACTGTAGAAACAGAACCTCACATTAAACAAGAACTATGTGACTATTTTACTTTTGAAGTTCCTGGTGCAAAATTCATGCCTCAGTATAGAAGTAAATATTGGGATGGGAAGATTAGATTGTTTTCTCCACATACCGGAGAAATATATGCAGGTCTATTAGATAAAATTGTTTCTTGGGCAAAAAAATCTGATTACTCAGTAGAATTTCAGGATAATAAATTTTATGGAACACCATTTGAGGTTAACGAAAATATCTCATTAGAAGGCATAAAGGGTTATCTATCTAAGATAACTTCATTAAAACCAAGAGATTATCAAATAGAAGCAGTTTATGATGCTTTAAAATACAATAGAAAACTTATTGTATCACCAACAGGGTCTGGTAAGTCTTTAATGATTTATGCTGTTGTTAGATACTTTGCAGAGACTGGTAAAAAGATACTGCTTGTAGTCCCAACCACTTCTCTAGTCGAACAGATGTTTAAAGACTTTGAAGAATATGGATGGGATGCAGAAAAATATTGTCATAAAATTTATTCAGGTAAAGAAAAAACAACTAAATCAAGTGTTGTAATCACTACATGGCAATCAATCTATAAAATGAAACGTCCTTTCTTTGAACCATTTAATGTAATAATTGGTGATGAGGCTCATTTATTTAAGTCTAAATCATTAGTCAGTATAATGACAAAGACTGACAATGCCAAGTATCGTTTTGGATTTACTGGTACTTTAGATGGTTCACAGACACATAAATGGGTATTAGAAGGTTTATTTGGACCATCATACAAAGTAACTCAGACTAAAGACTTAATTGAAAAAGGTCATCTATCTAAGTTGCAAATTAAAGTACTTCTGTTAAAACATGATCAACATAAATTTAATGAGTATGAAGAAGAAATTCAATATATTATCGGTCATGAAAAAAGAAACAAATTCATAAAAAATCTTGCCTTAGATTTGAAAGGAAATTCATTAATACTTTTTAATAGAGTAGAAACTCATGGTATGCCAATTTATAACCTAATAAATAACTCTGTAACTAAGAATAGAAAAGTATTTTTTGTTTTTGGTGGTGTAGGAGCAGAAGAAAGAGAACGTGTAAGAGAAATTACCGAAAAAGAAAATAGTGCAATTATTGTTGCATCGTATGGAACATTCAGCACAGGTGTTAATATTCGGAATCTACATAATGTCATATTTGCATCACCATCTAAATCAAGAGTAAGGAACTTGCAGAGTATAGGTAGAGTATTACGCAAGGGAGATAATAAACAACAAGCAGTGCTTTACGATATTGCTGATGATATTACGTATAAATCTAAAAAAAATTATACTTTGAATCATTTAATAGAAAGAATTAAGATTTACAATCAAGAAGATTTTAATTATGAAGTACTACAAATTAATTTCAAGGAGTAGCACATGGGAGAAGAGTTCTTCGCAGTCATTAAACTAATATCAGGAGAAGAGATATTTTCCAAAGTATGTCCTTGTGAAGAGGACGATAGAACATTACTTATACTAGAAAATCCCGTAACTGTTGAAACTGTTAGTCTGAAGCAGTTTGGTATCCATGGATTAAAAATCAATCCATGGATAAAATTTACTGATGATTCAATGTTTGTATTAAATATGGATAGAGTTCTAACTTTATCTGAAGTCAGTGATACAAACATGTTAGAAGTATATGCACGTTATTTAAGGAAAAAAAATAAAGATGTTCCAGAAAACAGACTATCTTCAAATATGGGATACTTATCTACAGTAGCAGATGCTAGAATATCCCTTGAGAAACTTTATAAATCAAATCCAAGTAGTAACTCTAGTAATTAATATACTATATAACTTTCAAACTCCACAGAGTTATTTTACACATTAGTGCCTAACGTTGTCAACTTTTGCAATTTAGTGTTATAATATAATGAAAGGAAAATTAATTAAAAATCTCAAATGAGAAAAGAAAGAAAAAATCCCCACTATGTTAACAATAAAGATTTTCATGCTGCCTTGGTTGTTTACAAAGAAAATGTAGAAATAGCAAAAATTAAAGGTTTATCACCACCGAGGATCACAAATTACTTAGGTGATTGTTTTTTGAAGATTGCCACTCATTTGTCATATCGTCCAAACTTTGTCAACTACATGTTTAGAGAAGACATGATAAGTGATGGAGTTGAAAACTGTGTTCATTATATTAATAATTTTAATACAGATAGGACAAACCCTTTTGCTTATTTTACTCAGATAGTTTACTATGCTTTCCTCCGTAGGATTCAAAAAGAAAAGAAACAGATGGAGATAAAGGAGAAAATTATCGAAAGAAGTGGATATGATGAAGTCTTTAGTGTGGATGGTGATCATCATAATTCTTCAGACTATAATACTATTAAAGATAATATTCAGATGAAATTGTATCAATGAGAATTAGTTTAGATTACAAATTATTATGAAAATTGCGATAATCACTGACACTCATTACAACTTTAAGAAAGCAAATAAAAACTTTCATGATTACTTTGCTAAATTTTACGATAATATTTTTTTCCCATACTTAAAGGAGAATAATATAAAAGTTGCTTTTCATCTTGGGGATGCTTTTGATAATCGTAAAGGTATTGATTATTGGGCATTAAAATGGGCAAAGGAAAATGTATATGATAAGTTTAAAGACTTAGGTATAACTGTATATAATATAGTTGGGAATCATGATACTTACTATAAGAATACTAATAAAGTAAATGCTATTGATACTTTATTAGAAGAGTATGATAATGTAATAAAAGTATCAACACCAAAGGAGTTTAATGTTGGTGGTTGTGATTTTCTTATGATGCCTTGGATTTGTGCTGATAACCAAGAAGAGGTGTTTTCTTCTATTGAAAACACAAAGGCAATGGTTGCACTTGGTCATCTAGAGTTAAATGACTTTCCAGTTTTTCCTGGGCAGATGCAACCTAATGGGATGAATAAAAAAATATTTGAAAAATTTGATAGAGTATTCACGGGGCATTACCATACTAGGAGTAATGATGGTAGAATATATTATGTGGGTAATCCATATCAGATGTTTTGGAATGATGTAAATGATAAACGTGGATTTAATATATTTGATAGTGAAACATATAATTTAGAGCATATTGAAAATCCATATACTATTTTTGAAAAAATATATTATAATGATAATGATAATGATTATAAAGATATAAATGTATCTGATTATGAGGATAAGATTGTAAAAGTTATAGTAACTAAAAAAACAAATCAAAAAAAGTTTGATAAATTTTTAGATACAATTTCTAAATCGAAGTATATTGATTTAAAAGTAACCGAAACTATAGATGTTGATGATTCAAATTTTCAAGAATCTGATATAGATGTTGAGAATACAATGGTAGTTTTGGAAAAATATATTGAAGAATCAGATTTTGAATTAGATAAAAATATAGCTAAAAAAATTATCAATGATGTTTATATTGAGGCGTTATCTATTGAATAATAAATAACAAAAGGTTTTAAACATATTAGTTAAATGTTTATACTAACAATTAGTGGACAAGAAGGTGAGGGAGCATATGCTGTTCTAAATGATTCTGGTGAGCAGACTGTTTATTTCTTTGAAAATGAGGATGACGCAGAAAGATATGCTGGATTATTAGAAGCAGAAGATTACCCTATTATGTCAGTCACTGAAGTAGATGGTGACATGGCAGTAAAGACTTGCGAAATGCATGATTATAATTATGCTATAATAACTAACAATGACTTTGTGATACCCCCTAGAACGGATGATAACATTCAAGAAGATACGGTTTTGTAATTTCTTATCAACAGGAAATAATTTTACCGAAATTAATTTTGTAGATGCTACGACAACTCTTATAATGGGTTCTAATGGTAGTGGTAAATCTACTTTATTAGACGCACTATGCTTTGGTCTTTTTAATAAAGCATTTAGAAAAATTACAAAAAACCAATTAGTAAATTCTACCAATGGCAAGGGTTCTGTAGTTGAAGTAGAGTTTGAAACAAATAATAATAACTGGAAAGTTCGCAGAGGAATTAAACCATCTATTTTTGAAATTTATAAAGATGGTAAAATTCTTGATCAGTTATCATCAGTCAATGACCAGCAAGATTGGTTAGAGAAGAATGTTCTTAAATTAAATTATAAATCATTTACTCAAATTGTTATTCTTGGAAGTGCTTCATTTGTTCCTTTCATGCAATTAACTGCATCTAATAGAAGAGAAATTGTTGAGGATTTACTTGATATAAAAATATTTTCTTCTATGAATATTATTCTAAAAGAAAAATTAAAAGTAGCAAATGATAAAGTTAAAGACTTGAATACAAAGCATGGTTCTCTAGAAGAAAAGTATTCTATGCAAAATAATTTTCTTCTAGAGATTGAGAGGAATGGAAGAGAAACGATGGACAAGAAGCAAGAATATATTGACAAATTGCATAAAGAAACTGATGTGCTGACGGATAAGAATTCTGACTTGTTGGAATATATTGAAGTTGAAATTAAACCTGAACTGGAGAGTCTTAGTTCTTCCAAAAAAACCTTAAAAAAATTGAGTGATATTAAGGCAAAATTGGAACAAAGAATACAAACTATTGGCACAGAATATAATTTCTTTAAAGAAAATACGGTTTGCCCAACTTGCACTCAAAGTATTGAAAATCAATTTCGCCTAGATAAGATTGCAGACATCGAAAAAAAATCAAAAGAATTCAATGACGGTTACGGGGAACTTGAGGATACAATCAATGTAGAACAAGAAAAGGAGAAGAAATTTTTAACCTATTCTACGGAGATTACAAAACTCAATAATGAAATTTCAAACAACCATGTTAATATTTCTGGGATTAATAGACAAATCAAAAATCTTAGAAAGGAAATTCAAGACATTGCCAACAAGTTGGAAAAGAAAAATTCTGAAAGAGTACTGTTAGATGAATTAGAGAAAAAAATAAAAAAAGTTGAAACTGATAGATCAAAGTATAAAGAACTTTATTCTTACTATGAATTCACTCAAGGTTTGCTAAAAGATGGTGGGGTTAAAAAAAAGATAGTAAAAAAATATCTCCCGTTAATGAATAATCAAATCAACAAGTATCTTCAGATGATGGACCTCTTCATCAATTTTAATCTTGATGAAGAGTTTAATGAAACTATTAAAACACCAATACATGAAGATTTTTCGTATTCCTCTTTTAGTGAGGGTGAAAAAATGAGAATTAATCTTGCCCTTTTGTTTACATGGAGGGAAATTGCTAAAATGAAAAATTCTGTAAGTACAAATCTTTTAATTCTTGATGAAGTTTTCGATAGTTCTTTGGATGGGAATGGAATTGATTACTTTACTAAAATAATCAGGTATATTCTTACTGATGCTAACATATTAGTAATTTCACATAAGACTGATGAGATGATTGACTTATTTGATAAAACGATAAAATTTGATAAAGTTAAGGGATTTAGTAAAATTATTTCTTCTTGACTCTTTCTAGTCATCTTGCTATAATTTAAAAGATATACTATATCCATGGAGTTATTGAATGTGTCAAGACATTGACGATAAAATTGAACTGGATGGATATTCTGTAAATTCAGAAGATGGTTTTTATGGAATATCTGATTATTATCCAGAAGAAGGGGGATTGGATTTAGATTTTTCTAGGTATAATACGGAAAGATCCTATGATGTAATTGAATTTGGTAATGATATTAACTGGAAATATAATGAAGGTAATATTTTAAATGAACTTGAAAGTTACCTAAGTTCTACTTATAGTCAGCATTATGTTGACAAAAACTCAAGTTCAGAGCAGACTCTAGACAAGATTAAACACAGTCGTCGTGAGGGTTTCTTTGCTGGTAATGTTGTCAAATATATTGATCGGTATGACAGTAAAGGAACCCCTAGACAAGACCTGTTTAAAGTACTACACTATACAATCCTTCTAATCAACCATCTGGAACTTATTGAAAATTGAAATTTGCTATGAAACTTTCTCCTGAAACTATTACTATTCTTAAAAACTTTGCTTCTATTAACCAGTCAATTCTAGTTAAAAGTGGTTCTAAACTCAGCACTATTAGTGTGATGAAAAACATTCTTGCTGAAGCAGAAGTAAAGGAGTCCTTTCCAAAGGATTTTGCAATCTATGACCTTAATCAGTTTTTGAATGGTCTTGGACTTCATCAAGATCCAGATTTGGATTTTGAAAATAATTCTCATGTTATTATTCGTGAAGGAAAACGACGTGTTAAGTATTTCTTTGCTGACCCGGATGTTATTGTCACACCTCCAGATAAAGAATTGAAACTTCCAACAGAAGATGTTTCTTTTCAACTTGAGCACTCACAACTTGATAAGTTAATCAAAGCATCTGCTGTTTATCAACTCCCTGATCTTTCTGCTATTGGTGAGGATGGTGTTGTTAAACTTGTTGTCCGTGATAAAAAGAACGACACATCAAATGAGTTTTCGATTATTGTCGGTGAAACAAATGATAACTTTACATTTAACTTTAAAGTTGAAAATATTAAAATTATCCCCGGAACTTATGATGTAACTGTTTCTCAAAAACTTTTATCTAAGTTTACTAATCCTAAATATAATCTGACGTATTACGTTGCACTTGAACCTGATTCCAATTATGAGTGACTATTATGTGAGAAAAATTTTAGATGAATCTCAAATAAGATTAATTCAAGAATTGATTAATCGAAGAGATTCTGAATGGTCATCTGGTCTCCGTACTTTTGGTGATTCTGATGGACATAAAAAAATAAAAAAAAATGAAGAGATGACTGGACCAATAGAATCATTAAATCAAATTACTGATATAGTTTTTTCTGGTGTTGACTCTACTGTAAAATTTTTCTCATTTACTGCACCTGAATGTAGTGGGACACCAATGATAACAAAAACTGTTCCTGGGGGAATGTATAAAGCTCATCATGATTCCCCAGATAATGGTGATTTCAGTACTACTGTCTTTTTATCTGACCCTGAAACTTATAGTGGTGGAGAACTATGTCTTAATACTCTAAATGGACCATTAGAATTTAAGTTACCAGCAGGAAATGCTATAACATATAAAACTGGAATTCCACATCAGGTTAATCCAGTTATTAGTGGTGTAAGATATGTGTCTGTATTTTGGACTAAATCAAAATTTAAAGACCCACGTATTAGAAAAATATGGGGAGATATTAAAATTGTTTGTTCTGCTTTAGTAGACAAACATGGATATGGTAATCTGCCAGTAATGGAAAATATTGAGGATGTTGAACAAGAACCTTATTTTGTATTACAAAATATAATGAATGACTTAGAACGAGACTTTAATCAAAAAATGTAATTATTATGTCTATTCGTGATGAATTTCTTTGGGTTGAGAAATATCGACCCAAGACTATTGAAGAATGTATTCTCCCAGAGAATATCAAAAAAACTTTCCAAGATTTTGCTGAACGTGGAGAGATTCCTAATATGCTTCTTGCAGGACCTGCAGGATGTGGAAAAACGACTGTCGCAAAAGCACTATGTAATGAAATCGGAGTAGATTATTATGTCATCAATGGATCCGATGAGGGACGATTCCTCGATACTGTCAGAAATAATGCGAAAAACTTTGCTTCGACCGTATCGCTTACGTCAACTGCAAAACACAAAGTCATCATCATTGATGAGGCAGATAACACAACCAATGATGTACAACTCCTCTTACGGGCGTTTACTGAGGAGTTTAGTGGCAACTGCCGATTCATCCTCACATGTAACTATAAAAACAAAATCATTGAACCCCTTCACTCCCGATGTGCAGTCGTTGAGTTTGGGATCAAAGGAAAGGACAAACCAAAAATTGCGGCATCCTTCTTTCAACGTATCCAACAAATCTTGGATGCAGAAGGTGTTGAATATGATAACAAGGTCCTGGTAGAACTTATTAATAAGCACTTCCCTGATTGGAGACGTGTATTAAATGAGTGTCAACGTTATTCTGTCAGTGGTACAATTGACACTGGTATTCTTGCTTGTTTTTCGGAGGTAAAAACAGATGAACTTATTAAGAACCTTAAGGAAAAAAACTTTCCCGAGGTGCGGAAGTGGGTCGTTTCTAATTTGGATAATGATTCTGGTGTACTTCTTCGTCGTGTTTATGACTCTCTTTATGGCACCGTTGACGGTCCTAGCATTGCTGCTGCTGTGCTCATTGTTGCTAAGTATCAGTATCAATCTGCGTTCGTCGCAGACCAAGAAATAAACCTCCTAGCAGCATTAACAGAAATTATGGTGGAGTGTAATTTTAAATGATTAGTAAAACAGACCTCATGCACCATCGTCTCCAAGCATGGTTACGTGAAAATAAATGTGATGAATTTGAATATTTGGGAGAAAGACCAGATATTTGTGGGGAAATTAAACATTGGTATCGTATTGCGGACAATGAAGTTACAGTGGACCAAATTGAGGATTTAGAATTAATTGAGGAAACATATGAGTAAAAACAAAGAAAAAATAAAAGCACAAGTAAAGTCTAGATTTTATTATTACTTTTGGGGAATTGCTACAGTCTCTGTATTAGTGGGTCAACTTTATGTTGGTACTGGGTATAGACTAATGGCAAATGCTAATTTACAATTGCAAGATCTTATTATTAGGGAGTTACGTTAATGATTGAAATAAAACTTATTCGTGTTGTTACTGGTGAAGAAGTTGTGGCAGAGTTTGTTTCAGAAGATGAAACTACTATTACTGTGAGAAATGGACTTGTAGTTCTTCCTACAAATACTGGTGTTGGATTTGCACCATGGGCAACTGTGATTAGTAAGGACAAACCTGAAATTACTATTTCTAGAAATCATATTGTTTACATTGCGGAAGTTCAAGAAGATGTGTGTAAAAAGTATGACCAAATGTTTGGTAGCAAACTTGTAACCCCTGACGAAAAAAAACTTATTCTTTAAATAATGGAACTGAAAGACTGGTTGAACAGTATTAATCAAACAAAAAATAATTTAATTGATGAAGACCCATCGTTAGAAAAAGAATATCCTCCATACATAGTTAATAAGTGTTTATCTGGAAGTATTGATTGTATATTGCTTGTTAATGAGTTAAATATGAATCCCTCATTGAATAAAAAACTTCAATATGATTTTCTTATAAATATTGTCAGGGTTAAGAAGAGATTCTCTCCTTGGTTGAGAAAAGAAAAAATAAAAGATATTGAAGCAGTTAAATCTTATTATGGATATAGTAATGAGAAAGCCGAACAATCTTTAAAAATTCTTTCTAAAGAACAACTTAATTTTATAAAACAAAAACTTGATATTGGAGGAAGAAAATGAGTGTAGTTCAGGAACCAGAAGTGAACTGGTCACCAGATAAAATGGTTGAAATTGTACTAAATGAACCAGATGATTTTCTGAAGGTTCGTGAAACACTTACTCGAATTGGGGTTGCTTCAAGAAAAGTAAAAAAGATTTATCAATCTTGTCATATTCTTCATAAGCAAGGAAAGTATTATCTAGTTCATTTTAAAGAGTTGTTTGCTCTTGATGGTAAACCAGCAAATCTTACAGTAAATGATGTCCAAAGAAGGAATAGAATTACTCAACTTCTTGCTGACTGGGGATTAATTAGTGTAATTAATCCTGAAGGAATTACCGATATTGCACCTTTAAATCAAATTAAAGTTCTTGCATATAAAGATAAGCAAGATTGGATTTTGGAAACCAAGTATAATATTGGTTCAAAGAAAAAACCTCAAGAAGAAAATTCTTGAAAACCGAATAAAAATGTAGAGGTGGCAACACCTCTTTTTTTATGCTTTGTGATACTATATACTTATGGATGCCTTCGGGGTCCACACAATCAAATCTCGCTTTAAAAGGAGAAGTACAAATGGGAAACCTAATGAGGTACGGTGCTGCAGATCTTCCGCAGCTTCTGGAAAGAATCAATCGTAATAGTATTGGTATGGATGAATACTTTGATCGTCTATTCAATACACATGAAACTACAGCAAATTACCCTCCATATAATTTAATTCATGTAAGTAATACTGAATCTAAATTAGAACTTGCTCTTGCCGGGTTCAAACAGGATGAAGTTAACGTATATACTCAAGATGGAAAATTATTCATTCAGGGGGAAAGAGCAAGCACGGAGAAAGATGAGACATATATCCATAGAGGAGTGGCTCAAAGATCTTTCACCAGAGCTTGGACATTGGCAGAGGACACGGAAGTTAGATCAGTTGAGTTTGAGGCAGGGTTATTAGCAATTACACTTGGGAGAATTGTGCCTGAACATCACCAGAGAAAGGACTGGTTTTGATATATAATATAGTTTTTTTATAATGAAAATGATTAAATCTTTTCTCTTGGGTGCAAGTGCTCTTTTGATTGCATCACCCGCAATGTCTCATCCTAGAACTCCTAGAACCAATTGGTCTTATTCTTATCCTGAAAAAGGTGTGATGGTTAGACTGGATTGGAAACGTTGCAAAAAAATTAAATATGTAACAAAATATGATAAGTGGGGATGGTACACTGAGAGAAAAGTACTCCCATTAAAATCTTGTTGGGCACACCAGCATCGTCATGAGAATACCCAGACAAAGATTAAAGTTATTATTAAGTGATGTATTATTGAATGGTTGGTTTCAATTGACAGATGTGTTACAATAGAGGGTGATAAAACACTCTCTTTTTTTATGGAAGTAATTGTTGAAGGCAAGGTTAAAACTGTATATGCTGGTGATGATGCTGAACGTGTCATCATTGAGTATCATGACAAAGTAACTGCTGGAAACGGTGAGATGGTTGATCATCCTTTAGGAAAAGGATCCCTCTGCTGTAGCATCTCATCAATTATATTTGAGAAACTTTCCAAAGAACATATCCCCAATCACTACATCAATATGGTTGGTGCAAATAAGATGATTTGTAAGAAGGTTGATATTGTTCCTTTAGAAGTTATTTGTAGAAATCGTGCTGCTGGATCTATTGTTCGTGAGACAACTCTTCAAGAAGGTGCTCCACTTCCACAACCTATTGTTGAGTTCTTTCTGAAGGATGATAGCAAGCATGACCCTCTCCTGACACCAGACCGTGTGCGTCTGATGGGATATGACCCTGACCCTTTTATTGAGATGACATTACGAGTTAATGATTATCTCCGTCAGATGTTCTACATTTTAGGTATTGATCTGGTTGACTTTAAAGTTGAGTATGGTTATGATGCTCATGGTGATTTATACCTTGCAGATGAGATTAGTCCTGATAGTATGAGACTATGGAAGATTGGTAGTGATGAGAGATTTGATAAAGATCTATTCAGAAACGATGAGGGGGATATTGTTCCTGCTTATCGTGAAATCCTTGACCGACTACAACCTTTAGCAATCCAATGAACGATCTTAAAATTTACTGCAAAACTGAAGACGACCAAACAAATATTGTTGAGTTTATTTTCTCTCAATATGAGGATGTGAAAGTATGCACTTGGGAACCTGATCCGGTGGAAACCGGAACATGGGGAATGTTTGTTGATGAGTTTCCATCAGAATTAGTTGGTAAGCTAGAGAATTATCTTGAGGGTGAAGATTCTTGGGAACTTGATGAAGAAGTTGAATTTGCATTAGAATGAAACACGAAATCCCTGAGGAGATTAAGAAGAATGCATTTGCTTGTTTCGGTAATTTGAATCAGGCAGAGAGAGCAGTTGTTCTACTTGGTGATGATGCTTATAGAGAATCATTAGACCTTGACAACGATGATGCTCCTTGTTGGCAGATTCCAAGTGGAGAACACTCCACCTTTGCTGGATGGAATCCTCAGTGTGTACCCACCATGGAGTATATTGTATGGAAACTTGACCGATTACAAAAAATTAGAGCAGGAGAACTCACATGATGAATGATTTTTTAGATAATTTGGGTGCTGAACAGTACCAAAAAATGCATAACAAAGATGATACAAATACACCTGGAAACCCAGAAAAGGATGTACAACATTCGTTGAACTTGGTGGGTGTAAAAGGACGATTAAAGAAATATGTCAAGGAGTTATTTAAAAATGGACTATAAAACTTCTGGTGTTGACATTATCAAGGGACGTTCCTTTGTGGAGTATCTAAAAGTATTGGCACCTAACATTGGTGGGTTCAGTGGAATGATGGAAGTGCCATCAGGATATGATAAACCTGTGCTTATATCTGGTGCTGATGGTGTCGGAACTAAAATTAATATCTGTAGGATTGCTAATGATTACACCACTATTGGTCAGGATCTCGTTGCTATGTGCGTCAATGACGTTATATGTTCTGGTGC